TACTTGTCTATTGCTTTTAACTCCGATATGTAAGGTACCATCCTCCGCGCTCGGTCACGAATATTTTCCCGATCACTTACGGATAAATAACTATCCAGCCTCTTATCGTCCAATTCACGAAGTGCCTGGACCGGATCCTGATTTATCTTCGCGTCAAAATACGCGTTGACCGCAACGCGTTTATCCTGTTTCAACTTATTCTTTCCCTCTTGCGATAACAACGGGGCGGACATCTGCGCATGCTCGTCAAGCGCGGTAAGGTTGCCCACTAAAGTAGACACATTTCCTGCGCGAGAAGCGTTATCGCTAATGTCCTGGGACGTCGTCATAATATCATCGACATCTTTGACGTTCTTTGCTTTCTCCGCCCATTGAGCATCGTCCATATACGCGGTTTTTAAATACGCCGTGGCGTGCATATCGAATATCTTCCGCGCGCCCGCCGTTGTTGCCCGGCCAGAAAACTCCTGCTGGAGTTTAGCTGTCCATTCCTTAGCTTGCTCCACATACGCCGTGGGGTTGTCCAAAGACTCCTGCCGCAGCTTAGAAGCCATCGCATACCGCGCGGCAGTGTATTCGGGAATCAACCGGCCGGCTTCAATAGTGTCATGCTCTTCCTGCTTTTTCGCTAAAGCGACGGCGGCGTTAGTGACCATGCCCCCGTATATTTCTCCACTGCGGTCTTCCGCCGCCCCACCGACTACGGAAGAAGCCAGCCTATTGCGTGAGTATTCTGGTATACGGCCCATTATTCCATCTCCCCGGCGACATTAAGTGCGCCGCCAAAAATCGAGGATATCATCGAGGCTTTGCCCTCTTTACGCTTAAGGCTGGCGTTCCGATACGCCCTGTCTTTGACGGCCAAAGAAGACCGTTCCGTTGCTGTTGCCTCTTCCTCGATAAACCGTTTGGTCTGTGCCATGACGACAACGCTGGACCCGCCTATCTCAACACCCGAAGAAAGATACGACGCGCCTTGTTCGGAAATAAACATGTCACCCTGTTCGCGCATACGCATCGCCTCACGTAAGCCCTCGTAATACGCCTGGTCGCCTTCACTCTCAAGAATAGACGCATACGCCTTGGACGATTTGTATTGACTCGTCCCGCTAAAAACGCTCCCACCAAAAGCTATCAAAGCTAACGTCAATGGGTCCATGACCACCTACTCGTTCGTCGTGTCCACGTATGGGACTATTGATAATACCATCGCCGGAAGCGGTTGCTCCTGCAAAATAAAGACCCCTTTATCCTGCTGCGAAGCGTCGTCTATCGACCAACGGAACTCTCCGGTCTTTAATATCGGTGGCCGGTCAGTCATGTCGGCTTCGACGGAAAATACTTGCGGCGCGGATAACAACGAATATAATCCCGTGCCGATCTGAATACCCGCCGTATGCCGGACTTTGACCCCGACCTCGACAATGTGTTTTATCTTCGTCTGAGCCGGTCCGTTCATCCCGCCGATATCAATATCCATCGGGCTTAAGATGCCTTTATACGGAAGCCCGACCACCGCGACTGTGGCTTGCCGGGGGAGAACGGCGACACCATCAGTAACAGTAAGGTCGTTCACAACGACTCCGTCGGCCAACACTCCAACGGTCTTACCTTCGAGATGGTCGAGCCCGCGTAGCGTGTCAAAAGAAAGATACCAGTCTCCCGCAGCAAAAGCCGTGGTCGAGAAATCCTCAAGGAACTTCCCTACGACTTGTGTAGCACTTAGGTACTCGACGATCTCAGCTTCGCCACTTTCAGTACCAGTCACATATTTCTTAACGATACGCCGGCCAATATCTCCTGCAACAAAAGCCGAGGTCGAGGCAGTGAATACCGCTGTCGTCCCGGTTAACGCCCCCGCGGTTATACCATACGCGGTCTCTCCCGTGACCGAAAGCGCACTGTCAAGCCGTACGATCCGCTTCTGCGCTTCGTAAAACAAGTTGTCGAACTGCTCTTGGTCAGCTTCCTCATCACCGGTAAAATAATCCTCCCGTTCCGGTAGAGCCTCATCCGCGGCAAAATACTCAACGTATCGACGAGTATGCCCGTCTACCGTACGCTCGACTACACACCATGTAATATCAAAAGCGTTCTCTCGCGGTATGGCGCCGACGCTTAATACTTTCCCACCATCCCCGAGTATACGCCGTTGCCAAGCCGATATCTCTTCACTGGACTTATTAGTCAATGCGAGAAGGACGCCGTCTGAGCGAACACCCCAGATAAGGTCGGGATGACCCCGCGCTTCAGCTAACTGGATTATCCCGCCCTCGGTTATTTCGTCATTAGCAAGGTTCAGGTCTTTGGCGGCGTAATCGTCGGATATAAACGAATAGGAAAAACTGTCTATAATACGCCCACCGCGGCGCAAATAAAACAACGTCTCGCCGATAAATACCGGCGGTATATCCTCGACGCCGTAATAGCTTAAAGGACGCACGCTAACAGCCGTAGGCGTGATCGTAGCACCCGAAGCGCCACCATCGGCACGGTATATCGCCCCGTAGCCTCCAATAGCCAAAAACTTGCTCGTACCCGCAAGCCAACGTATCCGCTCGGCCTGACTGGTAGCGGGAGATATCGGGTATACAAATCCGTCGCCGGCGGCCGTTCCGGTAGTCATGTCATCGTACTGCCGCGTACCATCAGTCTTCGGAGTCTTGGAGCCCCATATCGTATCCGGGTCCTCATTCGTGCCGCCGTATATCAATCGGCCGCCGTAAAAGGCTACGGCGCTGGGGTATTTGTTTGCCCCGGTAAACGGGTCTGCTGTACGAGAAAATGTCGCCAGCGTCCAGGAAGCATCGCCCGCGCGCGTAAGTTTATACGGGGCATAGGACGGGTGAACAATATACATAAGGTCGGCTTTCTGCGCCGTCTTCAGTCGGTAGAGATCGGCTTCGGCATACGGCGAAGTGACCTCATATACTCGTGCTATTGTCCCGCCAGAGACATACGCGGTAAATGCCGACGAGTCTATATCCGCACCATCAACGTCTTTAAGGGCTATGGTATTTGCCTCCGTAGCGCCGACAGTAAAAAATTTCCCATTAAGTTCGGTCATGCCAATAATACCCTGCACATAGACCTCGTCCCCGGTCACAAAACCGTGGCCTGCACTCGTCACTACGCAGGGATCTGCCTCAGTGATACCCGTGATGTTTTTTGCCGTCTCAAGAACGAGGCCAAAATTTTTGTGGAACCGTAATTTTTGGTCGGTAAATTCAAGCAGATACGATAACGCATCGCTATAACGAAACGGGATAAAAACGGCTTTCTTATTCTGCCGCGTATGGACGGTGTATACTGAACCGGGGGCAAAACGAGCGCCGCCCTGAAGATCGACAAGCCAATTCTGGCATATTTTAAGCCCCGTTTTATACAGAAGAAGGTCAGACCGGCCTAACAGTTTTTTAGTCAACTCACCGCCAGCGAAATTATTTATCGCCTGACTTATTACCACTGTAGGCCATACCTTCCCCCGGAACCCGTCCGTCGGGCCGCAAGATAACTGGACGTTATGCGTTTCTTAGGCGGGCGCTCTTGGCCATCACTTCCGGCGGCCTGTACTAATAACATCTGCACCTCTTCGGCAAGAGATTGGACTACGGTGTTTTTCTGCGTAAAACTATATGCCATGTTCTTAGCCAATAGCGCCGCAAAAAGGCGGACGAAAAGCGGGTCGTACCGGACGACTAAAACTTCGTCAAAAATATATGTTATGATCTGACCGGCGGCGCCTGAATTGTTCAGGTACAAATAACCGTTGACGATGTTAAAATCCATCTGTTGCAAAGACGTCTGGGTATCGCCGATGTTCATCAACCGGATATAATCGTTGGGGAGTTTATACGCATCCGTGTAGCCCTCAAGCGGGGTCACTGTACTCGAACGGGAAAGCTCCACTTGCTTCTTGGCAAAATTCCAAAAGTGCATGCGCAATAATTCACGCCGGGTGGCGTCATACCAGCGCGCACACCGCCGGGCCTGCACCGTCGCTTCGGAAATACTGCTTATGGCCGGCTGACTCAAAAGGTCGAGCGCTAAATTACATATCGCCAAGGAGTCGGAAGGTGCACCCATACTTTACCTCGCTAAAATAAAACGAGAAGCAGGTGGGGTGGTATACCCCACCTGCTTAAGAACTGACTTATATACCGTCCGCGATCAGACCCGACAAGCTGACCGTGCCTACGTTGGTGTTGCCACCAGTAAACACTATGCCCAGCTCAAAGCCGTCCGGGTAATCCGCGGCATCGACACCGGCGATCTCAGCAAACGACATGCCTTTATTATCGACCGTTATCGAACTCATTGCCGACAACTCCGAACCCGGAAGATGCTCTGAAGCCAGCGATATGCCGTCAGCCAAGCAATCTTTGTCCGAGAACGCGCCGGTCGTACTTACGATAGCCGCGCCGATCTGGAACAAGCCCACATCCACATCCGTGGTACCGGCGGAAGCATCATTGCAGATGCCCAGGGAAAGCGGAATATCGTCTGCGTTGACTTTCGCCACGCGCACGATTGAACCCGCCGTCTCTTCACCGGTCGTCTCAAACGGTTCACACGCCAGAGCCTTAACACCCGTGCCAAAATTGCGGATAGCCGGGTCTTTTGCTGCATACAAAGTTACGTCAGTAGCCATATCCATCCTCCTGTTTTCTTCCTGTTACGCTCAATACTACCAAGACCCCGCGGCATCAGTCGTTTATGACTTCACCGTGGTCTGGACTTTCTGCACCAACACGCCTTCAGTACGTACCGCGCCGAGGTCCATCGTCACCTGGATGACATCCGTTTCAACATACTTCGGATGATTGGGGATGACGTTGACTTTGATATCCGAGCTTAACCCATAGATTATACCGCGGTTGCTCATCGCGATACAGTCGCGAGTCGTGGACGCCACCGGCAGGATTGGGGAATCAACTGCCGCGCCGAACAGCGTGATGTCAATACCGAACGCACGAGCCAACCGGCCGTTATCCACGACCATCTGGCTGGTGTAATCACTCGATATCAACTCGACCTCACCGAGCAAGTCGTCATGCTCATCAGCCGTGCAGAGGAACAGCAATTTCTCGCCGTTCTCCAGACCGACTTCACGATTATAAAACTTACGGGAAATCTGACGAAGGATCTCGTACGTCATACCCCCGGTAGCATTGATCGTGAGGCCCCCGTCACTGGCAAACGACACCACCGTAGAACCGTCTACGCCGGTGCCGACTGAAGCCAACGCCGCGGCTACGCCCAGTTCATCCACCTTACGGTGAATAGCGCTGACGCATGCGACAGCAAGATTGCCTTTCGGATCAGACATCATGTCACGGATATCGCGCTGGTCAATAGCGACTTCAGCGATGATACGCGACCGTGTCATCTTACGGCGATTAAACTGCGGGTTCTGCGGATTGGACAGCGGATTACGGCTGTTGTCGATACGTGCGCCGAGTTTGTTCAGCCCGTCGTAAAAGAAATTTTCTCCTTTGACCGACTGAATACGAACCTGGCCCATCACGCGGGATTTGGTCTGCTGCGCTTCGACATGAAGCATGTCAGAAAACTGTGAAATCAAGACTGCGTCTACACTCATGGGGACACTCCTTTTCTTCGAGAATTTAAACCTTCTATGACCCTTTTCGGTCACGGTCCCCGTCTCGAAGACGGACGTGTCCAATTCGCCGAGTACGTCGGCGCCCACGAGCGTTCACGCTATAGTCGGAACCTTTCGGCATACCCGACAATTCATTACTATCACATTTCAAAAGAAATGTCAAGCACTTAACTTGCGCATCTTATCATTTATCGCTTCGACCTGCGCGACTAAACGCTGATGATCCGCAGATAACTGATCACGATACGCCGGATTACTCATTATCGCCAGACGTTGCGCACGTAATGACTCCATCGAATTACCTGACGAGGCCGCGCCACTGGCTCCGCCGGTCAGATGATTAAGCCCCGACTCATGCACGTACTTCTTCGTGAACACATCCACGGTCGCTGCTATGACGGCAAGCGCGTCAGCCGGAAGATTGGCCGTACGCTCTTTCAACGCCGGGGGCAATATGTCAACAAGATATTGCTTGACGTTTCCAAGAACTGCGTCCTTATTTTCGCCAAA